CACGTTAGCTATACCAGTTTTACCCATAACTTTAGCTCTTTGCTCGCCAACTGTAAGTATTTGTATTTTTCTTGCAAAAGGCTTTTTAATTCTTTTGACTTTATTTACGGTTGCATCAGCATCTTTCATGGTTGCAAATTTGATACTAACCGTATCTTTAGGATTTTCATCGGTGTAAAGCCTTCTACCCGAACCTTTTGGCTTTTTACCTGTACCTACCTTTGGGTCTTTTTTCTTTTTCATTTTTTGTATTTAGCACTTTTTCGTTTAGTACCGTCTGCTCTTCTTATTAGACCTCTTGCTTTTGCAGATGCGCGCTCACTAAATCCTAAGCGTTTACCTTCTTTAATTTTCTTTTTTATGGTAGCTAATTTAGCAGGCATCAGCTTTTAGGTATTCTGGTTTTTTTACGCTTGCTATCCATCATAGCGCCACACCCTCGCGCTTGAACCATAACACTGCCGCCTTTTGCCATAAAACCCATCTTGTTTCTTACTTTTTGAGGTAATTTTGGTAGACCTTTATTTTCTTTTGGTATTGGTTTTAAACTAACCTCACCACCTTCAGCTTTCTTAGCACCTTTGTACTTTCCTCCCATTCTCTTGTACTCAGAAACCATGTAAGAATTAGCATAGGCTGACGGATAAACATCAAACTTACGTTTAGCTTTTGCTTTGGCTTTTGAATACAAGGATGGATTTGCAACATTATCCGGTATCTTTGAAGCGCTACCGCCTTTTTTCATTTCTATAGAGCTTAAAATTTTTGCTTGTTGAGCATGTAGCTTGCTTGCTTTTTTCAAGCCCTTAATTACTTTGTTTAATTTTTCTTTAGCCATGTTTACATCATCCCCTGCATTACGGTTTCACCTGAACCAAATCTATTCATTCTTGGCAAAATGCTTAATATGCCAGCTTGTTTTTGCATAGCAGGCATAACAGGTGTTGACATAGATGGTTGAGCTTTCAATCTAAACTTTGGCACGAAACCACCTAAATTAGGGGTAAACGGAGAAGCTTGTGTGCTGCCTCCGCTTAACCCTTGTGATCTAGCCATATTCATAGCAATACTACTTATGCCGCTAAACGGATGAGGAGTACTTGGTAAAGTAACTGTCCTTCTTTGAGGTCTAGCTCTTTGCCTATCTAATTGTGCTTGACCAGCTTCGGATAATTTTAAATTACCACTGACATCTAAAATAGGTCTTCCTTGATTATCAAACCTAAATTTAGATAAAAGACCTTGCAATCCTACATCCATATTAGAAAAGTTTTGATCCATTCCTTTAAACGGACTACGTAAAGACATAATTTACATTACCCTTAATCGTACTTTTTAATCATTTCCAGAATGATTGAGTAAGTATCACCGCTAGAGTGTCCAGTGGTAGTGAAAAGAATATCACCTGTTTTACCTGATCCAGCATTATTTGGGATAGCAGTAAAATTATCGTAATATTCATCACCCGTTGAATCAGCAGGCAAACCGACTAGCAAAACATTTGTAGAGGCATCAAAATCTAATTTAACGGACATACCAACGGTAGCCCAATAAATCCTTTGAATAGCGACTTCAGTGCAAGCTTGTCCAGCCGAGTTTGCAGCCAAGGCAGATACATCTACCTTTACAACAGCAGATTCCCCTGATCCATCAGACACGTTAGTGAACCGCATAATTACGTTACGCTCACCATCTTGAATAGTTTGTGAAGCTACAGCATCAGCCATGTCTCAACTCCTATTATAGTTCAGTTACCGCAGTGCGTTCTTTATGAGCGCCGATATAATCAACAGTCAAAGTTTTTGCAGCAGCAGCACCATTTTGTATGCCAAATGAAACGGTTAATTCTTCATTATCTGGTACGTTTGTGCTAACAACTGTTCCAGCCAATACATTGTTTTGGAAAACGTGAAACTTTTGATCTTTAGGCTCATATACAAATCCTATCGTCATGAAAGTGTCGTCAGCCAATGCAGTAGGCAAATCCAAAGTAGATTGAGTACTATCTTTTTCGACGATCAAAGTGACAGTTGTTGATCCGTCTGATTTTAGAAAGAAAATGCCATCGGTTACGTCTAACGGAGATGTGTCCGTAAGCTGTAAGCCAGCAACAATATCAGTTTGCGTTGCATCATTGGTTTTGAACCTCATGTTGAACGCTAGTTGTTTGCCAGCTTCGTACTTAAAGCCTTCTTTAACCAATTGGAAAAAATCATTGTCATTATCGCCAGCAGCATTGGTTACTAACAAAAGACCGCCATCACCATCAGCTAAAGCTTCTGTCGCTGATCCTGTGCCATCTTCAGTTGTTGTAATTGTCCAATCGCTCGCTAGATAAGTATCAAAATCATTAAAATATGTATGATATTTATGCGGTGCAGGTGCTTTTAGTTTACCTAATGTTCCATCAGCAGAAACATTGGTTACTCCGCTTGTAAAGTGTGTTGTCATGCTACAGTCCTCCTAAGTTAGACCAACAACCAGACTATCTGATTGTCATAGTGACAAAATTAGTATATCAAATTATCTAAAGTTTTATCTAAAACTTTTTGTTTTTTAACTAAAACCTTTGCAAGCCTAGCATCTATCGAACCATCAACCACTAAATGTTGCACTAAAACAGAGTTATCTTGTCCTATCCTATGACATCTATCCTCTGCCTGTGACATATTGCCAGGAACCCAATCCAACTCTGCAAAAACCACATGACTTGCTTTGGTTAGTGTTATTCCAACACCCGCAGCGCCAATAGTGCCTATAAAAACATCTGCTTTTCCAGCCTGAAATGTATCCACGGATTTTTGCCTATGAGTTTGATTGCAGTCTCCTGTTAACGTGACAACCGTTTTACCTGTGGCTTCAAGCCCTTGTTTTATGCCATCTACGACATTTTTATGATGCGCCATAACCACTACTTGATGATTTATCTCAGTGAGATGGTCAATTACATCAGGCACTTTTTTCAGTGCAGTTTCATGTCTAACCTCAGACATTTTTTCAAAATCTATATCTTTTGTTGATGTTTCTTTGGCTGCATCAGCTAGCGATGCAAATTCTTTTTTCATCTCATTCTTATATTTGTTGCTTGGCAGCAATATTGTTTGTCTTATTTTTTCAGGTAATTCTTTTAATACTTCGTCTTTTTTTCTACGAATCATAAAGGATTGACGCAATAATCTTTGTAATTCATCTAAATTAGAAGCGCCATCGTAATGCCAACCAAACTTATCTCTGTATGCGCCTGCATATTTGTGTGCAAATCTAAAGAAATTACCAAATGTCTCAGGGTCAAGATAACCAGCAATCGGTTGTAATTCTATAGGTCTGTTAGTTATGGGAGTGCCAGTTAGCACTATCTTACGTTTGGATTTAATGCCTACAGCAACCTTTGTTCTTTTAGCTTTTGGATTTTTAATGTAGTGAGCTTCGTCCATGATAACAACATCCCAAAAGCGGTTATAAATGGTTTCTTTATGCTTGGTTAGAATGTCGTAATTAATAATAATAGTATCTGAACTATCTGGTATTTTATCTGATCCACCGTCTACAACGTGTATCTCACGTTCAGAGACTAACCATTTAGCCATCTCATTTTTCCAGTTTATCTTTATAGATGCTGGACAAATGACTAACACACTCTCTGGTTTAATAGCATTGATTACACCTATGGCTTGGATAGTTTTACCTAGACCCATTTCATCGGCAATCAACGTAGATTGTCTTTGCATGGCATAGGCTATACCTGCCTTTTGATATGGTAAGTAAGATAAACCATCTGGTGCGGGTATTTTTATGTCTGCACTGACAGCCTGAGAGTCAGCAATAGCTTGTTTGTTCTCAAAAAAACGAGTTACAAACCATGTTTCATCAAATTTTATTACAGAATAGCCAGCAGACTTAATCTTTTGTTTGTTTTCTCTCCACGATTCCCAAAATTCAGATGTGGGTAAGGCAGTTTGGATAAAACGTCCGTCTGTATGTATTTTTTTTTCTGACCAATCTAAATCTAATTTCATAAATTAAATCTATCTTTATTAGTATATTTGTGCAAGTTTTTGTAAATATTTATCAAGATAAAAAAAGAGGGCCGAAGCCCCCTTTCATCAGTAGTTGATTGATAAACCCTACTGTTGGTTTATTTACGCACCTTGCGAGCCAAAGATTCCTCTCCAATCAGAGAAACCAAAGCTATAACGCTCACGAGCTTTATAACGAATGTTACCTGTAGTGAAATCAGGTTCCATTGATGTTTCCATAGCTGTTCTTTGGAACATCTTTAGACCTTCGCCTGATTCAGTAACAGTTGTCATCAAGAAGTAAGCATCAGGATCATTCAAGTAATGGTTAACACTGTAACCACCAGGAACTACACCTGTGTTTCTAATTGCGTTCAAGTCATTATCTGCTGTGCCAGTTCTACCTGGTGAATTGAGAATTCTATCAGCTACAAATGTTAATTGCGGCGGAACAATAAGTTTCGTCGCTTGTACTGAGATAGTAAGACCTCGATCATCAGTGAATGTAGAAATGTCAATCAGATTATCTTCAAGACTTGTCTCGTTCAAATCAGCCATAGTTGTAGCTCTGTTAGCAGCAGTTCCACCACCAGCAAGTGGGTGAGCTGTGTTAATGAGAGATACGCCATCGCCACCTGTGAAAGATGAAGAAAAAGCATTGTTAAGTACATCTGCTCCTTTCACTTCCTTGGTGTGTGCCATGGACATTGCGAGAGCTTTTACATAACGCTTACCTAAAGAATCATATAAATTATCTTCTATCGCTTCCTCGGTAAGAGCAAACGCTAACGCTACAGTGTCATGTGTATAACGTGCTGTAAAACCTTCGTTTGCATTATCGAAAGCGACTGATCCACCTTCTGTTTTATTTGGCGCGCTGCCGAAGCCAGAAATTAAGACTTCTTCTTCAAACGCTCTTTGTGAATCTTCAACGGTAAAAATATCTGCATATTCTTGACCGCCGTAGGTGTCATAAGACATTCCAAAAAGAGAGTTTAAGCCTGGTTCTAGCTCTTTAGCTAATTGCGCTCTTGAAATAGCCATAAATTAACTCCTTTAAGCTAACCCAGCGCCTTTAACGCCGAATACATGGTTTTGAATTACTACATATACATTTGTATTTGCAGATGAAACGTCATCGTTATCAGGATCTTCAGAAATATCAATTGCCTTAATAGACAATGTTGTTGCTGTGCCACCATCAGCTACTTTTAACTCGGCTCCTGAAATTCCAGTTGCCGTGCTTCCAGCAGTTGTATACACGATGTCGAAATTGCCAAACAAGTCTGCAATAGGGAAAGCAGCGTCAGCTTGTACCTCAAACACTACGTCTGGATCATCAATAATAAAAGCTATTATGTCTGAAGCATTTGTAGATGCAGGATAAAAATTACTAAACACTGTTTCGCTAGTTGTAGGATCTGTATATTGACAACCATTAAATACGCCTACGATGGGAACAGTCCCACCATCAGCGTGAACCTCTACGGTTCCTCCGGTGACTTGAGCTACCATATCGCCTTGAAAAATGCTTGTACCGTAGTTAGCGGCTATGCGATATCGAGTCTGGCCTCCGTTATATGGCGCTCCACCAATCATTTTGACTGGTTTCATGCCAAAAGCGGCATCTTTATTAGCCATTGTTACACTCCTAAATTATTGTTTACCGAAGGTAACTTTGGTATCCCTTTGTGGATCGTATTTAACGTATCGCCCATCTTTTCGTGAATCATTAAAAACAGTGTTATCCAATGCTTGTACTTGATCTACGTTTTTTTGTTGATAATAAGCTTTACGTTGTTCAACCATCTCCGTAGGCATTTTACCCAAAATTAAACCTTCATTATTTATGACGCCAGATGATTTACCCACTGCAACTGTTGACATGTGCTGCCATTCGCTTGGAAGTTCCTCTAATTTTACAAGTTCCCATCCTTCACGGACACGTCTTGATACGTTAGAGCGATCTTCTTCGCCGAGCATTGCACTCCTAATCCACCGATAGGTCATACCTGGTGGTGGAGGAGGAGCTTCTAGGTTTCTTACTGGCCTCCACGGTTTACTACGAGCTTTTTATCGTGAGCTTCGGATTCACGTGAGTTTCGATTCGCTGCTTTCTTTTCAGTTGTCATTAGATTGCCTCCCTTTGAGCTATTTTTTGCTTCTCTTGAGCTACCCGTTTTAACCAGTCTTGTTCTGACATGTTATGCGGTTTTAGCCCACGAAGGCGCTCGACTTCTGATTTTGAGAAAGATACGCCGTTCTTTTTACTACGTGTTTGTTGACGACTTCCAACGGAAGCGGATGCGACTCTTTGCACGGAGGGTCTATTATCCTTTTTATCGTCAGTCTCATTTGCAGATTGCAACTGAGGGTATACTTTATAAATTCTGTTATTTAATTCGCCATAATACTCGTCTGAGTCTGCTTCGTAACCTTCATTAACAAGCATGTTATGTTGAAAGAAAGCAAACTGAGTTGCTTCCATACTGGTCGGATCATCTTGATCGCCGTACCATTTATTATTTTCATACCAACCAAGCGCTTCTTTAGTAGGCTGCGCTGCTTGTTGTTGAGGTTGTTGTGCTTGCTGTTGATAAGTATTTGGATCTATTTGTTGCGCTTTTTGAGTATTTGTTTGTTCTGTTTTGCGTTTTGCAACAGCAATTTTTTCTTTTTGAATCCTCAAATCGCCTTTGAGGTCATCTGCTTTACTCATTAAATCAGCATCACCAGCTTC